GGGGAGTTGACCCAAATAACAATGTCACCCTCTCCGGCGGTCAAATCTGCTTTGAACGCTTTCGGGGTGACATCATCATCGAACCAACTCTCCTCGGCAATGGTGCCGTCAAGGTAGAGCGTTCGGACGCCGGACTCTTCGTCCTTTGTCCAGTTCCAGAATTTCTTCATTCCATTGTTTCCTCCTTTTCAATCCCGGACGCAGTATTGGCAAAAGCACCCGCATCCTTCAGTTTTGTCATAGCGCCATTGATAAGGTAGAGGTCGCCGCCTTCCTCGGCTGGGATGCGGTCGAGATTCTCAAGTTCTCGGATGTCGTTGGCGCTCATCCAGCCATTCTGCCGCGCTGTGGCATAGCCACTCATACGCGATGCATAATCACCGCGAAGCAACCCATCAAGATTGAACTTGGCGAAGTACTGCTTCTTCTCATCAGCGGTCAGGAGCGTTCGCATGATGGACTGCTCCCAGCGGATAACCCACGGATCAAGCGTGTATTTCACGAACTCCAACGACTGCTGCTCGATATTTGAAAAGCTCGACTTTTCCAGATCACCAACCATATGGGGCGGCACTCTGAATATTCGAGCTATTTCATCTATCTGGAATTTGCGTGTTTCGAGGAACTGCGCCTGTTCGGGGCTGATCCCGATAGGGGTATATTTCATACCCTCTTCGAGCACAGCGATCTTATTGCTGTTGCCGCTGCCACCGAACTGCGACTGCCACGCCTCCCGAACCCGCTGTGGGTCTTTTATGGTGCCAGGGTGTTCCAACACGCCTCCCGGAGCGGCACCGTTGGCGAAGAATTTCGCTCCGTATTCCTCGCAAGCAATCGCCATGCCGATAGCGTTTTTCGCCATTGCGATGGGGCTGTAGCCGACCAAACCGTCGAAACCCAAGCCGGGAACGTGCAATACATCCGATGGCTTGAGGATAACGGTGGAGCCCGTCATGGTGGGCGACTCTTCAGAGGAATGGTTGTAACTGTAAAAGAGATGGCCGTCCTTATCCCGGTCTACTGTCATCTTGTTCGGCATCAGGGGATACAACGCTACGATTTCACCCTTACCGTTGCGGATGATCTGTGCGTAGGCGTTTCCCCAGAGCAACAGATGCGTCATGAGGGTTTCCCGAAATACGAAGGAACTCATTTCCGGGTTAGGTTCATCGTGAAGTAACCTATACAACGGATGGTCGAACGACTTTTCTTTACCGCCGTCTGGCAGATAGCGATATAGGTTCAACGGAAGTCCTGCTACTGCCTCTGCCAGAATGCGGACACAGGAGTAAACCGCCGTCATCTGCATCGCAGTTCGCTCCGTTACAGCCTTGCCGGAAGTGGAACCCCCGAAGAAGAAACTGTATGAGCTGCCCGCCGTCTTATTCTGAGGCTTATCGCGTGAGCGGAATATCCCCGATAGAATGCCCATGTTCTTTTTCCTCCTAAAAAATGGCATAAGAAAAGCACCTCCGAAGAGATGCTTATTGACTGTTTCCTTTCCCTTAAAACGATGCGGTTATTAAGGGATTCGTCTCGGTTGTAAGGGGACTACTTTAGCCGAATATAGTAAGTGGCTTTTGCTACACCCTCGCTCTTTATTTCGCCCTCGCTCACAAGTTTTCTCAATGCGCCTTCTATGGAGCTAATACTCAAAGAGGGGCACAACTCACGAATCTCTTTCTTCGTGAACTTCCCGATCCTGCTTTGCGTAGCCTTTCTGACCATGTCCACAGCGGGCATCTTTGTTTCTACAAGCGAAAACCTGTCCTCAAAATCCCTGTACGCAGAGATAATCGTGCCAAGCAGATACTTTATAAACGGTACGGCGTCTTCCTCTCCTTCGTGCCAACCCAGCTGCGAACGACCGAGTGCTTCATAATAAAGGTCCTTGTTCTTTGCTATTTTGGCTTCCAGCGAGATATACTTGCCCACATAGAAGCCGCTTCGGTATAAGAGAAGCGTTGTGAGCAAGCGGCTCATTCTGCCGTTTCCATCATTGAACGGATGGATGCAAAGAAAATCGTGTATAAAAATCGGTATCGCAATCAGCGGTTCGACATCGAGGTTACCGATCACACGGTTATACTCTTCGCAAATCCTATCCAACGCTTCAGGCGTCTCATACGGGGCAAGCGGTGTAAACAAAGTCACCGAATGCCCATCAGGATAAGTCGCACTGATATAGTTCTGTACATTCTTCGTTTGCCCAGCCATCGGGTTATTCATGTGACTGCACATGATTTTATGAAGCTGCAGAATGTAATTCCTTGAGAGAGGAATCGCTTCGTAGCTTTCGTGTATGATATTCAAAGCATCCCGATAACCGGCAATCTCCTGCTCGTCACGGTTTCTCGGCGTGGTCTTTTCCTCAACCAACTGCCGAATGCGCGTGTTTGTTGTTACAATACCTTCAATGGCGTTTGACGCTTCAGTGCTCTGAACTCTTGCTATCTCGACGAGCTTTTCAAGTTCCTCCGGGCGCTGCTTTAAGTATTGCTCTTGCTTTCCCGCCGCTTTGTAAATCGACGCAATGTACCCAAGAATCTCCGAGTCCCATTTCTGTTCTTTGATTTTTGAGTAGTTGAATGCTCTCATACGCTCACCCCCCCAGTATTCCCTTATAATCTACCATGATTTAAGGGATAAATCAAGCATTTCTAATTTATCCCTTATTGCAGTAGCATAAATAAGGGAACAATGCGTCCATGCGCTATTTCCCCGCCTACATACAACAACTCTATTTTGGCTGTCTTAAATGAAAAGGATACCTCTTTCATCATAAACCGAGGCTTGGGTATCGTTGCCGCAGCGAATCGCACGGTCGAGCGCCATAATGGTAGCAACGGCTCCGTCGATTTTCTCAGTCGACTTTTCTTTATCGGGCTTAATATTTCCTGCGGGGTCGGTGCGGATGAAAATGTTGTCCATCATCCAGCGCAGGACCGGCTGACCGCCGTGAGCTATTTTCTCTTCCAGCACCAGTTTCATGAGTTCCTTTGTCGGAGGACTCATATCCTTAAAGCCCTGTCCGAATGGAACGACCGTAAAGCCCATACCTTCAAGGTTTTGCACCATCTGCACAGCGCCCCATCGGTCGAAGGCAATCTCACGGATGTTGTACCTCTCACCGAGTTTTTCGATGAACTGCTCGATAAACCCATAATGAACTACATTCCCTTCAGTCGTCAGCAATACGCCCTGCCGCTCCCAAGTGTCGTATGGCACATGGTCACGCCGGACACGCAGGCTAATATTCTCTTCGGGAATCCAGAAGTAGGGCAGCACTGCGTATTTGTCATCCTCGTCAAGCGGCGGGAACACCAGCACAAAAGCTGTTATGTCCGTCGTGGAGGACAAGTCTAAACCTCCGTAGCAGACGCGCCCCTCAAGGTCGCTCTCGTTAACCGGGAACGCACACTTATCCCACTTCTCCATAGGCATCCAGCGCACCGCTTGCTTGACCCACTGGTTTAGCCGAAGCTGTCGAAAACTGTTCTCCTCGGCTGGGTTCTGCTGTGCCGACTCGCAAGCGGCTTTTACCTTATCAATGCCGACCGTAATACCCAGGGAGGGGTTCGCTTTCTTCCACACTTTAGGGTCAGTCCAATCATCCTCCTCGGCAGCGCCGTATATCACGGGATAGAACGTGGGGTCGACTTTTCTCCCAGCAAGAATATCCTTTGCCTTTTGATGCGTCTCGTAGCAGATGGAGTGCGTGTCCGTACCGGCCGTAGTGATAAGGAAATAGAGCGGCTGCATTCTCGCATCGCCGGAGCCTTTGGTCATAACATCAAACAGCTTGCGATTTGGCTGAGTATGAAGCTCATCAAACACGACGCCGTGGATATTGAAGCCGTGTTTGGAATACGCTTCAGCCGACAGCACTTGATAAAAGCTGTTGGTGGGGAGGTACACGATGCGCTTTTGCGATGCGAGTATCTTCACCCGTTTGGAAAGTGCCGGACACATCTTGACCATATCGGCGGCGACCTCGAATACAATAGACGCCTGCTGGCGGTCGGCGGCACAGCCATAAACCTCGGCGCGCTCCTCGCCATCACCACAGCACAGGAGAAGTGCGACCGCAGCGGCGAGCTCCGATTTACCCATCTTTTTCGGTATCTCGATGTACGCAGTGTTGAACTGCCGATACCCGTTCGGCTTTAGTACCCCGAACAAATCACGAATGATCTGTTCCTGCCAGTCGATCAATTCAAACGATTTGCCTGCCCATGTGCCTTTCGTGTGGCATAGGCACTCGATAAATCCGACCGCATAATCGGCGGCCTCCTTGCTGTAAACGGAGTCCTTTGCCTTGTACGCAGTCGGCGTGTACTTTTTCAGCTTGCGAATATGCGGTCACCTCCTCGCCAAAGGGCATAAAAATAGACACCCTTGCGGTGCCATCAAATCTATCTGTACGAGATACAGCCCCGAAGGGCCGTTCTCCTAATGAGCCTTAGTAGTTATCGCTGTGCAGGAGTATCTCCACCGCAAGCTGTGTGTCCGCGTCGGCTGGTTTTACATCCCAGCCTCTGCCGTAGTTGGCTACGATCTCGCCATTGCGCTTCAGCATCAACTTGGAAATCTTGCCGCCGTCAATGCCGAACTTACTGCCCGTTTCGTAGACTTTCATCCAGTAATGAAAAATGCTTTCATAAACCCGTAGGCTTCCTTCTTTCCACATAACCGCGCCCTCCTCAAAACCGTTCGAGGCGGACGTTCCCGTCTCTGTCGAAGAGTACCTTGTAGCGCGTTTCCGTACCGTCAGCCTTCTTTGAAATCAGCCGGATGCCACCCTCGAATGCGCTGTAGGCGCGGTCGAACTTTTCACCCTGGGGGAGCTGGCTCTTGGCTTGCTGTAATTGCTTGTCTGTCATGGCTGCGCCCTCCTTACTGCTTGACCTGGAAGCGGTAGGTGACTTCCCCCGCAAGGTCGCCCTTTGTGTCAAAGTCGATGACCGTCCAGTTGCCAAAGGCATCGGGCATGGAGTGGAGGGTGCCGTCGTAATAAACCGTGCTGCCCTTTTTGTCCGTTAGGAGGATGCGGGCGTGTCCCCTCAAGAGTTCGTAGAATTTGCTTACCTTCATCATGGTATGTACCCCTTTCGTTTTGGTACTGTATATATCACTCTAAACCACATAAATAGCAAGTCATTTCTGCGATAATAGTACAGATTTATTCTTCGCCGGTCAGAATGAACCGGGCGTATTCGCGCTGGTGTTCATCAAGGAAAACCACCAGTTCAAAGAACTCCATGCTGTACGCAATACGCTGCACCGCGGTGACATCAAACATATTCGTCAGCCCAGTTTCACGAACAGCGAGAATCTGCTCCCGTATTTTAGGTGTCATCAGCCGCCGCCTCCTTTTTCGAAGTCTCAATCGCGCTTGCCAGAACCCGTTCATCAAAGCTGGCATCACGATATCCTTGCGATACCAAACCGTAGTAGTGGCGGCTGGGCAAACCGAGAGGAACTCCATCGTTCAAAATGTAGGCCATCGCTTTAACCCGTTTACGGTTGAGCGCAATGGTCACCGTTTCCTTTCTGCAGCGAAGCGGAAACCCCTCACAGCGGTCGAGTGCGGTCTCATCGGCGGGAGTGAGTTCCCATACCATGACAGGAACGCGCCCGCCTTTCAGCGGCTCCACGTTGGCGACAGCTTCGCCCTGTTTGCCCCGAAATACCAATCGGCAGTCCTTGAGTTCGCTGACTCCGAGCAGCCTTGCCGTGGGGTATTGCCGCGCCATCTCTGCCGTATTGAGGTTTGTGCCGTAGGCAATATAAACGCTTTTCATGTTCACTCTCCCTCTTGTTTTTCTCTCACACGGCAAGCGTCCTCGCCATAAGCCACGCCGAGCGATGAGCCGCAATCCCAGTCCACATGGATGGTGCCAATGTCATCCACGCCAGTCACCGTACCAAGACATCCTTCGTAGAGCGTCACGTTAAATGGGTCATTCATACGCACAAGTTCCACACGGCAGCCAGCGGGATAATGCTTGCGTAGGGATGCGAGTGCTTCCGGGCTGATTATTCTTGGCATGGTTCTGCCTCCGTTTCAGCGGTTTCCTCGTCAAAGGAAGCGTTGACCGCCTGGATGAGCAGTTCGTCTGCAAGCTCCTCGCTGTAGTCGCCAGTTGTTTCCACACATACAGTGACGGGCGCGGCAGGTTCTTTCTTTGCGCCGCTTTTGAATGAGCCGTTGCCGTCGAGGTTGCGAAGCAGGATTTTTCGTTCCTCTTTGTACTCAGCCCCAATAAAGCCGAGCCGCAGGAGGAAGCAGCGGAATGCGTATTTCTCGTTTTCCGTGTCCTTTTCCTTTGCCGTTACCCGTTTCTGATTCCGAGCCATTTCGCAAAGGGCGCAAATGAAATGGTCGTAGGCTTTGATCTCCTCCGGCTTCGGTTCGCCCTTGAACCAGGGGAAGCAAACCTTGTCCTCCTCTTTGAGAACAGGCAGTTCTGAAACGCCCAGCGCCTTTTTTATGAGCGCACCCTTTGCTTCGAGCAGACGGTCAAGGTTTTCAAGCGCCGCCTCGGTGAAAAGCGACCGTGGCATGGAAATGCAAAGCCGTGTTTCATCCGGCACATTTCCTTCCGCTTCAAAACCGTCCTCGTAGAGCCGTTCGATAAGCTGCTCAATCACATTGCTGTCCGCTCGGTCATCAAAGGTAACGCCGCCGTTCTTGTCGATGGTGAAGTAATCCACCTCGTATG